TTGATATACGAACTATTAGCAGCCCCTATAAATGTTGTAATATTATCACTATATAAGGTATTATTCAGCGCTCTAAATCTTGAGGTATTATATACATTAATATTCGAGCCGGAACGCAAAGCCCCTGCCCCTACAGTAATACCATTACTTAACAAATAGAATATCGAAACTACATCGCCAGGGTTCAGTCTATGGCCATTTATGTTATTACCAAACTTGAACTCGTATCGACCATTTTCATTAACTCTCTTTTCATATACCCTTGCAGTAGGAGATTGTGAATATAATGAATCTACCTCTTCCCACTCAAACCAAGTTTGAGACTCACTTTCATAGATATATACATCGATATTATCATAGTCTATAAACTCCACAGTATTGACATTTGTGCCGCGCTCTAAGACCATCGTGATAGTCTCATAGTCTTCTCCTATAGCGGTATAATCCGGGTATTCAAAATAAGAGCCTTGGTAAAGAAGAGTATTCTCAGAAAGAGTTGTGAGGGATTCGCTACCTGCTATGGTTTTATCAAATGAGGTATCCTCAGCAAACGAAAATACAGCGCCGTTTATAATAGTATTAGAATAACGCTTAATAGTATAAGCCCCTATAGGCAAGTCGCTTGTGCCTTCTGCTGTAAACCCAAGAATAGAAGTTCGAGGACCGCTCGGCTTATATCCAATAGCCTTTACTATCTTATTCATGTTTTCGTACAATTCCGCCTGGTCGAAGAGTGCTTCAGAGGCAGTTTGATTGTAGTAAAACAACAGGATGTGATAAGCAAACGCGAATATATCCGCGAGAGCGGCTAGATTACTTCCTTCAAAATTTTGGTCTGTAAAAAGAGAATTTTCGGTAAGACGCTCTTTTATAAGTTCCTTCAATGATACAGCATCAAAGGTGGCATACGCATTGATGGGCAAATTATATTCGAGTAAGTTTTGGTCCATTATTATATATTTAATACCGAAAACCCTTCAAAGTTAAGAAGCCCTTGAAATAAAAAATCGCTTATTTCAAGTAAGGGCACACTGACAATCATATTTACTGTATAACTTTGCTCATCGATGTTGGGTATTACTTCTGGCTTTCGTTTAAATCGTATCCTTGGCTCTTGAGATACCATCCCGGTGACAATATCATTAGCAATCTGATTAGATATTATTTCAGAAACAGGCTCAAAAAGGTAATCCCTTAAATCTATACCAAAAGTAGGGTTTAATATCTTTTCCCCAGGAGATGTAGTCATTATATTTACGATAGAGTTTTTAATCGCTTTTAAATCGTAATCTACTACTAGATCCTTTTGCTCATCTATCGCATATACTTCATTTATATTTGTAAAGGAAGGTTGTATGTCGAGATGTAAATCTGCGTACGCAAATTCACGAGTGTAGGGGCGAGCCTTAGGAAGAGTTGTAATTTTAACATTACCCATATAAATATTTATGGGAAAGACTAAATAATAATATTAAATGAGCGCGCGAAAGTTTTTAGAAATATGTGAGTCTGTTTTAACGAGAACTGAACGAGGAGGCTTCCTTGTCGGGGATATGGTTGAAATAATAGACTTTAATAAAATTGACGGTAATCTCAAGGACGGTCTCAAAGAGCTCGTCGATCAGGGGGTCAATATAAAAGTCGTGGATATCGTTAATAAATATCCCTCTGAAAAGCCTGGCAGCCAACTTAACAACTCAGGCGATGTCGTTCTCGTAGTATCGCCCGATTATGGCGGGGGCAGACATAATACAGTTAAATTTACTATTCCTACTACGTGCTGTAAGGTTATAGATACCTATCCCAATCTTCATCCCATTCCAGATGCTCTCAAGAGAGCCAACTTGATAACTATCAAGCCTGAGCCGGTGCCTTCCTTTGACGATCTAGAGTTTGCTAAGCAATCCAATCATGCCGATAACGGAAAGGGCAAACTCGAGAGAGTAGCTAGTAAATTGGGGACAAAGAACCAAAAGCAGCCTGGCCCTAAGCCCCCCAAATACGCTCCTAATTTTTAATTAATACTTTTACCTAACTGTATACAGCAGGCGGTAAAGTTTATCTCTTGATCTACGCAGAAAGCGCATCTATAGAGATGCTCTGATATAATAAGGATACAGTCCTGCTTTGTAGAATCCCTTAGATTACTCTTGTAGATAACATCGAGCAAAGCCTTCAGTAGAGATTGATAGTCATTTTGAAAATCAATCTCATGCTCAATAACGAACTTGCGAAGTTCGAGAGGGTGATTGAGTCGAGAGTAAACTTCATTAGCAACATGGTCGATGTTTTCTGTCGAAGCAATCTTGAGTTCTCCCGACGCGCTAAACTTCTGTAGAACGTTGATAGTCTTGCGAATATCGGGATAGTATCTACGAATAAGGTCTACAAATTTAACCTTAGATTCTTCGCTTACCGTAATATTTTCCTTCTTTAGAATCTCAAAGCATTTCCTAGCAACATCCTTCAGAGGAGGGTCAATATTAATCTCTTGAGTTCTGCTTTGTAGCGGCTCGATAATACGATGCTTAAAGTTAGCGGTAAGAATAAATCGAGTATATTGAGAATACTCCTCCATTACATTACGAAGAGCGCGCTGACCCTCGCCTGAGATACCATCAGCCTCATCAAGGATTACAACTTTGATATTACCGTCAATACTCTTAGTTTTAGAGAACCCGACAATCTTAGTTCTTACAGTATCAATACCACTCTCATCACTCGCGTTAATATAGATATATTGGCATTTAAGAATATCATTTACAATAATCTTTGCTGTAGATGTTTTACCAATACCGGCAGGCCCTTGTAGGAGTAGGTGCGGTATAGATTTATTATCAGCAATGCTGTTAAGTTGGCTTCTCGCGCTTTCGCAAAGAACCACCTCATCAATAGTTTGCGGGCGATACTTCTCGCACCAGATGTCATTTAGTTTCATATTATCTTCCCGAAGAGCCAAACCCTTTCTCGCCACGTGTAGAGTCAGACTTAGTATCTGTAAATTCAATATTCATTTCAATAAGTTTATATCCTACTATCTGCGCTACCTTATCCCCTGCTTTAATTTGATAATCAGTATTTGTTAAATTATAGAGTTTTACTCCGAGACCGCCTCTATATTGATTATCAATAATACCAAAGTGAGGCTGGATACCGTGCTTAAAGCCAAGACCGGACCTGCCTTCTATTCGCAGCCAATACCCTGGCTCTATATATCCTATCTCAAGACCTACAGGCACAACAGCACTATTGATATTACCTTTAAACTTTGAATTGACATCAATTCCCGGAATAAGCACATCCTCTACAGCATATAAATCATATCCCGTGTCTCCAGTCCCATCTACCGCTGTATTATTCTGCGAGGGTAAAATAGCATTCTTATGTGTTTTAATAAGTTCTAACTTCATAATAGAATATACTATAGTAGTGGTAAAAGTCAAATATATTGTTAAATAAAAAATGTGGACGATAACTCTGTAGATGATTTGTTAAAACAACTCTCCGAATTTCCTCGCGAAAAGAAAGTGAGAGATGATGGGTTCGAACTCTCTAATGAAAACCTGGAAGAGTTTCTCTTAAAATATACCGGTAGGCTTGTAAAGGATAGTGTAGAGTCTATTGAGAATATGAAAGATTTTATAGACTCGGCCCCTGATGCAGAGAGCACAGAGGCCTTAGCGTCCTTGATTAAATCTGCTACGTCTTCGATTGATATACTTCAACGCATAATGACCTCTCGCGAAAAAAATAACTCTTCAAAGGAGATTGCTAAAATGAAGATAGAAAGTCAGCAGATACAGACTGATAAAGAGATTGGAGCGCGACTATTATTATCGCGAGAAGAAGCAATCAAGGCACTAATGGACTCCTCTAAAACCACTAAAGCAATAGAGGTGGAGAGTAAAATCGTAGAAGATTGATTATTTTTTAAGCTTCGAAGGATCGTACGTCTGTACAGGATCTTTACCCGCTGCCTCATTTTGCTTGCTTGTATCGGTTCCCGATTCGCCAGCAATAGGAGACTTCTCCTCTTCTTGAGTCTTTGATAGTTTATTTGAGTCATCTCGACTTGGAGGCATTACCGCGTAGAGGTCTTGAACCTTTAATGTATTATTGAGTGGTCTATTTCCTGCTGTTGTATATACCGCTGCTTTATCCTTACCTACAATATCTTTATTTGTATCTCTCATCAACGCCGCTGTATCATCTTGTCGATGCGTAGCGTCATATGGGTTAGATTTAAAAAGATATTCTCTGTTTAATCTATAGCAGTCATCAAACTTTATATAGGAGTCTGATTCAATATTAGGCTTTGCTAGTTTTGCCGCGTCTATATGATTGGTTGTAGGGGTAATAGTTCTAAAGTTGTTATGAGCGTTTTGGGAAATTGTATTATAGGTAGTTTGATCTACAGGAGTAGCCTGGGATTTCTTAATCATATTTTCGGTCATTTTTGATAACGATACAGTTTCGAAAAATACCGTGGGTGAAATTTTATTTTTAATATGATTAGATATTGTATTTTGCGGGTCTTGATTATCGTTAGACATTACGCAGGAGGATACCGTTCTATACTCTTCTGTATTCGCAAAAAACGCTATCTTATCAGACCCACTATCTTCTCTAAAATAGTTATTAGTAGTTGGGGTATTATCTATAATATGTGACTGAATTTTTGTAGGTAGAGTCTTGAACTTATCTACATAAAACTGTATTATACACGGTAGTAGATTCTCTCCGTTCTCTATTAAGTAGTTTGCAAATTTAAGTGCTTCCGTGAGAGGGTCTTCTGCTCCCACGATACTTCTAAACAATCTCGATAGAGTTATCAGTGTTGTATCTTCTTTAACTCCCCTGTCATTTTCAATATGCTCATCATAATATTCTATAGGTAGGCCTATAGAGAAGTTATAGTGCTGATTTGTTTTATATTGCTCCATTAGAAGTTTCTATAAGTTTTAACGCAGTTTAAGCTGTTCCAGTATTTATCTTTTGTAATTATATGCGAACATTCAGTGACTAACCATCTACCAGGTATTTTAGTAAATTTATTTGTCTTAAATGCTTCTTTATTTTCTATATCAATAAATTTACCCGCAGTTCTATGAGTAGCCCCCCTTAGGGATAGAGTACAGTTTAGACCCTTAAATAACAATAGGCTTAATATATTTGCTCTCACCTCTACATCATAAGCATGGTCCCAGGATTTATATGGAGTATCAATAACTTTATTATATTGAGTAGTAAGTTTTTTTCTAAATTGCTGCCACAATATCGGAGATAATGGCTCGCCCCCCTTAACTCTATCCATGAAAGGGTCTTTTACGTAATACTTTTCATAATCCTTAAAAATCTCGTCCTTTATATTTACTTGTCCTAAATTGAATCGGGTTGTATTACTAAAATCAGTTACCGCGGGTATACTTATTGTAAAATCTTTATCAATTATATCGCTACTTAAATCATATAATTTAAAGGATCTAATATTCGACATATCTAAAAGAGTATCATTGGTAGCGGTAATAGGCGTCGCGCCTTCTTCTCGATCGGCACTTGAAGGTCCTTTCTCCTTGTCGAGCTCGCCGCTACCCATAGACCCCATAACAAGGTTTTCCATAAGATAATTAAG